GAAACATTCCTATGCTACAAAACTAAAAATGTCTAAGTCTAGACTAGCTAGAGGTAAATACAAGTATATTTGTAATGCTGATGGCTACACTGCTATACCAGAGAATGACCCCGTGCCTGAGGGTTATCAGCTTGGGGTCATTTACGATCCGTATAAGCCTATAGAATCTTAACAATGTGAAAGACAACAGGGTTTAGGAACTTCAACTCGTGGTGTCTATCTTCAAGGTCAATCCAAATAAAGTGTTTAGGATTCTTTTTGACAATCTTCTTAGCAGAGAATGTCCTTTCAGCGGGTTCCTTTTCTACGGTTGACCCATCTGCTAATGTAGCTTTTTCCCCTGGATAGTATATTGTTATCTCGTACTCTTCCCGGAAGAGGCCGTTCCACCAGTCAACTAGCTTTTTTAACACCTTTCTTTGCCCTCGCCTTTCTCTTAGGTTTTGCCTTTGTGGGTTTGTTATACTCAGGTATACCAAGAGGCTCTAACAATGCTTCCATCTGAGGATACATTTCTAACAGTTTACCATCTTTAACTGCTGTCAGTAGTGTTGCCTCTTTGTGATGTATGCCTTCAAGGATGTTACACCACTGCTGTTCACGCCTTACAGGAGGTAGGTTGTTCATGTTGCTACCAGGTGTGATAAATGCCTTCACCCTACGCCATTCAAGCTGTAGTGTAGTTTCCCCCATACCCTGAGGAATATCGTCCTGTATTTTTACTCCTGTTTCGGGCATACCCTCAGGCAAATCCCATGTAGGTTTCTCAGCACCTACACCAATACGCACTACAGGAACAACTGCTTGATTAGTTTTGGCCCACTCTTTTAGCCTCTCAACCTGAGCATCTACTCCTTCTGCTTTGAATACCCAATCAAAGCCTTCATCCATCTGTCTGTGTTTCATTAAAAGTCTCCCAACACTTCCATCATGTTTTTCATTTTGTTCTTAATAAAATAGTTTAGCAACTGACTTCTATCACCACCCTGTTGCATTTCAAAACTATTTATAATGTTATCTTTAATCTCCTGAGGAGTTTGTGTAAGGTCAACAAGCATACGATTACGATTGTATCCGTGTGCCATGTCACCCGTCACCCATTCTTCAGGTGGCTTAGACTTCCACTCTGCTAGTAATGTTTTACGTATAGGTTTCTGTCGCTTGCCCTCTACAAAACAATCATCAGGTGATAACATATTAGGAATACCGTCGCCCTTGTCGCCTGTAATAATGTGTTCCATCAATACCTTTTCAACAGGTTCCTTCAGTTTTACCCACTTCTTAAATGCTGGGGCATACTGTTTTACGTTGTCCCATTTCTGTAGCTGATTGAAGTCGTGGTCACCACTGATAATCAGATAAGGAACAGAAGTAGGTTCACTAAACAACTGGTCAGGCTCTCCTAACTTCTGACTATACTCAGCAAGTGTACCGATAACATCATCAGCCTCAGCACCCTCAATGTCAATAACAGGATATGGGAAGTATTCTGCCAGTTCATCACGCACAATAGACAGTGCATCAAATATAGCATTCCAATCGAAATCAGACTTCTCTCTGTCCTTCTTACGGTGTGCCTTGTAGTATGGGAATACCTTACGTCTCCAATAGTGCCTGTTGTCACAAGCAATAACAATGTCACCAAACTCATTACCAAATCGCTTCTTGTAGGATCTGATAGTGTTGATAATCATGTGACGCAACAAGGGTAGGTTTACTTCAATGTCACTGCCAGGCCTGTGACCTATTTCGGACATGAAGGTAGCAATAGCAACTTGATTATAATCTATAACTATCATTTAATCACCCTCAACAAAACCATCGTGGCTTGTACACGGGACTTGGCAGGGTATCGCTTGCCTCGTATCGTGTCCATAAACTTGTGTAAGCCATTCTTACGGCATTCCATAAAGTCTTTGAGTCGTTCCTCTTTACGCAATGTTTTCTCGTAGGATTTTGTGAGGGAGTAATTATCTATGACAGTACCTTTAACTCCCAAAGTGCCAGCATACTCTGACGCATACACACCCAAACGCTTACGCTTAGTGTCATACACCCACACCTCACTAGCACCTATAATATCAACAGGATCAATGGACTTGTAAGTCTCATGTTGCTTGGTGTACTTTAGCCTGCGTACAAGTTTGTTCTTGTCAACAGGACGCTTACGTCTGATACGTGTAATCTTTTTAGCCTGTTTAGTTTCCATGAGTGCTACTTGTAAGCCGTCAAAGAAAGCTAACAGATGCTTGAGTGTAGACCTTTTAACGTGTGAGTAGCCTTCTTTCAACTGCTCATCATCACCCTGTGCTAACTGTCTAAACTCCATAGCGAGGTCATCTACAATACTGACTGCTTCATTAGTCTCTGCTTTGTTTAGCTTGTAAGACTCTACAAACTCCTTGTAGTTAGTTACCTGAGAACCATGTATGATTCTATCAATGGTATCATCTACACCTATAGCAAACTTATTAAGATTATCCCGTATGGTTACAACTTTGGGGGCTACTTCTTTTTCTTCTATATAAGAACCAGCTGCTGCTATCCAAACATTCTTTTGCTTTTCCATCCATTCGGTCGTTGATTCTGTCAACCAACCCAACTTGTTCCAGCAATAGAAATATTTAGCAACTGAATTGAAAGTAGAATCAGGTAACTTTAAGATAGTAGACACAGTGTCCTTATCCCAGTTCTCTTTTATCCACTTTTTAAATTGTGTGACACCTACCTTATCCTGTATCTCGTAATGCACGAAATACAAGCAGTGGCGTAATGCTACCTCTCGTTCTTCATTATCGGTGAGCAGCTTAAACTCCGCCCACTTAGGTTCCGGCAACACATAGGTGCTGCGTGCTCGTTTAGTTTTTGCCATGATGGACTCCTTCTATTCATAATACTAATTATAACAGAAAGAATCCTTAAATGTCAAGCTCTTTTATGTAATCTTCCACAGATATTGAGGGGACATCGGGGATAGGTGTAGATTCTTGGCTAATAATTCTACGGATACCTTTGTGCTGTGTGGACTTGAATATAAGATACTTTGCCCATAAATCAAATTGAGCATCCTTCATATAACTCAATCTCAACAAACGGCCAGGGCCACAATCAAATCCTAATAAGTCTATTTCTGTGGCCCCTAAGTGTATTGCTAGTTCTAGTCCAGCATTTCCGCTGTTGTTATACTGTAGAAAGTCAGGGGAGTGCCAGTTATGTTTCGGAGTATCAACATCTCCTCGCAGTGCTTTGTGTCTGTAGTAAACTGGGTTATTGTAATCACTTTCATATAATGACTTCATCACCCGTTGATCTACTACACAGATATAGTCAGGAGTAAACTCCTCAAAGATTTCATTACACCCTATTGTAGTGCCTGAAATCTTATCTAAAGGAATTGGCCTCCGAGAGAGGCCGTTTCCTATAACAGTTACCTTCATGTAAAGGACTTGATATTCTTAATAATAACAGAACGCCAGCCGTTGTTTTCAGTATCAAAAACAACTAAATTATTTTCAGGAGCTGTTCTGGTTCCTTTTGTTGCAGGCACTACACTTTCCTGTAGTGTGGCCTTCATCACACGTTCTGTGCCGTCTTTCTTTGTGAAAGTAATTGTACGCACGCCTGTCTGTAGTGCGCTAACGTAATCTTCTCTGCTCATTTCATTCTCCATTATATTACAATACCGGAAGTAAACTCTCGCCACGCTTTCTCAACGGCAGGATTTATTTCCATCACAGTTACAATCTGTCCTGCTCCAAATGTCACTTGTTTAGGATCTTCAATCCCTGCCATACTGACACCTTTAGCAAAACCCATACCTTGCTGGTTATGAACAATCATACGTGGGTCATCAATAGTTACACCCTCTGGACTGTCACTTACAAACTTACCAACAAATTCACCTACAGAGGTAACAACCGTCACCACATCATTCTTTTTCATCATCCTTCCTTTTTCTATCAATTAACCAACTTAACTTGTTTCTTACTGACCTGTCCAATCTATTAAACTGTTCTATTTCTGTTTCTGTCAAATCAGGAGCCTCAGGTTCGATACCAAAGTCCTCGACAGGTTCTTCTATTGTCACAAAGGATATTTTCTCACCTCTGCGCTGTAGTAATGACTGGTTGGCCGCTATCACAAGTAATATGGCCAACGGGTCAAATACTAATACTATTAATATTACTACAAGTCGTACCGTGTTGTCAAGCATTTCCTCAGGGTTTTCGTATATAAGTGCCGCTATATACTTGACCGGGCCAACTTCTGCTTCTTGCTGTAGTGCTGTCTGTCGTAGTGGCCGTAAATCATCCTCAAGCGATTCAATGTTCTGTAATGCTTGTTCGATGGTAACATTGAGCCCTTGTCTTTCTTCTGCTTGTGAAGCACGTACAGCCAAGGCGCCGTCCGGACCACGTATTCTGTCGTAGTCTTGAAGAATTTGTACCGAAGCATCGAGACTTGCAATGACGTTCTCCGCATCCGTAATGGTACGCCTCTCGTTGCTGATTCGCCTTTCAATACTCTCAATCTGTAAGGCATTGTTGCCTCCCATTGTAATAGTTTGTTCAATGTGTGCTTTGGATAGGAACCCATAGATTCCCATACTTGTAATAAATGATAAAATAACTACAGATGTAGTCAAATAAACTTTGTGTAGTAGTGCTGCTGTATCCCAATTACGATATATCCAAGAGGCCGTGACAAGTTTTGCCACTTCAAGCACTACACCCATTGTTAAGATAGGTATAGGCACTCCTGGAAAGATAGCCATCAGTCCTACTATTGAGAACCAACCTGCTACTGCTGATACTGCTAATGCCGAACATAACAAAAGTGCTATGAAAAACATTTGTGAAATTCCTCTACTGTAATGCGCTCGTTTTCGTTTAATAATTTAAAATACAAACCCATTTCAGTGTCCCAATCATATGTATTTTCAACCCATTTTCTTTTTTCTAATTTAGGATCTCTACGTATGTCTGGTACATAATTATTTAGCTCTTCAAACAATAATATTTTGAAGTTTATATCTAAGTTCAGTCTGTGTAGAAAAGGTGCTCCGTGATACAGCATGAACCTTTCATAGTCATCATACTGTGGGTGATCTACGTGATTCTGCTCAACCCACAATTGATGCCCACTCTCAAATCTTTCTTTAGGGTCTCGCAACACAAGTATCTGTGTCTTGTCAGACTGCTGTATCCTTTCAGGCACAACAAAAAACTTGAACCTTTCTTCAGGTGGCTGTGTAGTGTCACCATATATGTCACTGTAGGCGTAACCGAGTATGTGGTGAGTAACTGACTTTGTGCCACACCTGCCCATTGAATATAGTATTGCTTTATCGTTTTCAACTTTTAACATTGGGTAACCACTCTATAGGAACAAAGTCAGCTAATGGCTCTTTGTTCAGTCTTATATTTAACATGGAGTTTAGACATTGAGGATCGTGGCGTTGCTGCCACTGTAATAGAAACTCCTGCATCTTAGCATGAGACTTCTTCTCAAACTCAGCAATAGTTTCCTTTGCAAGTTCACCTTCATACTCCTTAACGTACTTGGAGCTACCATAATATTTTTCATAGAGCCTTTGAGGCTTGCCTGAGTATCCTATATAATAATCACCATTAGGAAAATATGTGCAATAAACTCTATGTATCTGTTTCTCTTTCGGTTTCCGTGTTTTCTTCTTCGCCATCAAGTACATCCTCATTATCAGATGTACTATTTATATTGTCTTTTTTACCGAAGATTAGATCCCAACTTTCGTTGTATTTGTCTTGATCTACTTTGCGATACCTGGAGCCCTTACCGCCGTGCCATTTTTCTGTCATTTATCATCTTCACCCAAATTTAGTTCATGGTCAATACCTGTTGCACAATATGGGCAAAAGATAGGATCATCAGGAGTGTTTTCTGCATCCCATGTTACCATGTATTCTACACCGCAATGCTCGCAATAATGTTCTACTGTTGTTTTATTTGACATACTTCTATTCCTGCTTCTCGTAAAAAATTGTATCCGCTTCCCTTTGAAGCGTTGTATTCATTTATATAGTACACTTGAGAAATGCCTGCCTGATAAATGAGTTTAGCACATTCAATACAGGGATAGTGTGTTACAAATAATGTAGCACCTTCACTAGAATCTGTTGACTTGCACAACTTCATCAGGGCATTTGCCTCTGCGTGTAATACTTCTGGTTTAGTTCTCGAATACTTTTGATTAAACGTGAGTGTATAATCTAAATCTTCTGTTGATGTTTCGCACTCGTTAGTCCAGCCTGAGGGCATACCATTGTAACCTATAGACAGTATCCTGTTATCTTTTACAATGACACACCCTACTTTTAGCTTGATTGCTGTAGATAGTTTTGCTGTTTCTTCTGCTATCTTAGCGTAATACTGTAGCCATTTTAGGCCCATATTTCATCCCAGGTACCTGTTGTAGCACCACGTGCATAGTCTGTTGCCCTGTTCTCAAAAAAGTTTGTGTGTGTTGGGGCATTAATCATAGATTCTACCCACAACAAAGGATTCTTTTTCACTTTGAAAATACCTTTTAGTCCCAAACTAATTAATCTCCTGTCACAGATGAAACGTATATATTTTTTCACATCATCTGCTTCTAGTCCTTCCATTGGGCCCATAGCAAATGCTAGGTCAATAAACTTATCTTCTAACTCTACCATCTTCTCAGCAATAGTGTATATAGAGGACTTGAGTTTGTCATTCCAAATGTCAATGTTCTCCTCTACATACTCACGGAACAGTTTAATCATAGACTCAGCGTGCTGTGTCTCGTCAACGATAGACCATGTAACAATCTGTCCCATGCCTTTCATCTTACCGTGACGTGGGAAGTTCAGTAGCATGATAAACGAGCTGAATAACTGCATACCTTCTGTAAATGCTGAGAAGGCAGCAATGTTTGTTGCTACTGATTCTACAGTACCATTCTTGTTTGACATATCCATGAAGTATTCATGCTTGTCTTTCATAGCGTCATACTCAAGGAACTCGTTGTATGTAGACTCAGGCATACCTAGTGTTTCAATGAGGTGTGAGTATGCTGCTACGTGCAATGCCTCTCGTGCTGCAAATCCTGCTAACATCATACGGACTTCAGGCTGTTTGAAGTATGGGAGATAGTTATTGACATAGCCGCCTGCTACGTCAATGTCACCTTGTGTAAAGAAACGAAAAATGTTTGTGAGAAATGCTTTCTCTTCCTTTGTAAGTTTGTTCTTCCAGTCTTTTACGTCCTCTGCCATTGGCACTTCTGTGTGTAACCAATGTGACTGTTCGTGTTTCAACCAAGCCTCATACGCCCAAGCGTAATTGAATGGTTTGAAATATGAGCGTTCTTCCGTTAATCGTTTGTTATTCGGTGACATTCAAGGTTCTCCAAAAATTGTTTTT